AGAGGTTTTAGAATAGCTTCGAACTCTTTTACTTGTTCATCAAGTTTATCCCTCATTCCCTGAGTCTGAGAGTTGTTAGGTACTTCAATATCGTCAGCTACAATAACATCAGCACGACTACCTGTTAACTGAGATGTTATACCTAGACTCTTTACAGAGGGAGCATGAGCTGGAGGAGCTAGACCTACATCAAATGATACCTTACTAAACCTCTGTCCATCTTTAGGAAGTAAGGAGTTAAGCATGGGAATCTCTCTGATGATCCGTAATGTAAACGTACTAAAGTCATCGGAACGAGTCTTAGATGCTGATACAACTAGGAAGTTCTTGGATGGATCAAGTAGTAGTTGATGAACAACATAAGCTGAACATATCCAACTTTTACCTACTCCTCTAAAAGCTTCTACTACAGACCTCTTGGGTCCGTGTTGCATATAGTCAGCTATATCGTATTGTATGGGAGTAGGATCAGGTAGGTTAAGATGTTTCCATACAACAAAGAGAAAGTTCCTAAAGTCTTTTAACTGGTCATCCATTCTGTTGTCTGACTGCTTCTGGGTCAGGATCTTCAAAAGGTAACAAATCAGCAAGTCTTCCTAGTGGAGTATGCTGTTCAGTAATACTGATAATATCGTTATCTTTAAGAAGTTGTCTAGCACCATTTAAGATAGCAGCATTAAATTCCCCCGTTTCGTGCATCTCCGATATAGCTGTAGAATAAGTCTCTGCTACTTGTACCTGTAGCTTTTCTAAGCGTTCTCGTTTCATCGTTTGTTATTGTTTCTCATCATTAGTTCTAGAAGTCTATCAAGTTTATCGTTCATTGATTCTAGTTTCTGCTCAAGACCATGTATACGTTTTTCAACAGATAGATCACGTTCATGTTGAGCAGCTAGTTCTACTTCTATTTTTGTTAAACGTTTCTCATCGCTATCAAGTCTATCACTAAACTTTTTACCGATCCAACCGAATACACCAAGAACAACAGCTAATATACTGTCAAGGAAGTGTGAGATTTGTTCAGCCATTGGTTCCATAGTTATTATAGGTTAAAAGGGAGAAGAAGCTGTAAAGCCAGCAACAGTATTAGTTCCAGTATTTCCCCAAGTAGTCGTGCTATTTATTTCTGTATTACCAGCTACCTTAGCATTTGTTACTCCAGTATTTATACTTATAGACCTATAAGCGTCTGTAATCACGTTTCCTACAACTGTAGCGTTATTAGAAGTACCTGATATAGAAATAGCAGAATTAGAGTTTGTTGTGTGAGTAGGTCTAATACTATTATTTAAAACTTTTACGTTATCAGCACTAGTTACTAAAATTCCTCTTTCATATCCTAGAATTTCGTTATTATCAATCAACCAGTAATCATCGTCTAAGTATATTCCGTAGTCCGTTGAATCAGGAGTACCGCCATGACGTATTGTATTTCCTGTAATTCTACAATTAACCGAACTAGGACTAACACCACCTGTAGGTGCTTTTACTCTAATACCGAAGTCCTGACCACTTCTAATAGCTTGGTCAATGATGTTATTTGATATAACTATATTTTTTCTATCTTGGTCATCTATAGCAGGAAAATAAATACCATAAACTGTTCCCCCTAGCTCTTCGGTTGTTTTAGCAATTAGGTTTCCAGTTACCAATATATTTTCCATAAGAGTTGCATCATTATCGAAATATATACCAGACATGGCACAGTTTCTAAATATATTGTTTGCTACGATAATATCACTACCTTCAATGTTCATACCTACATAACAAGAGTCAGCAATGTTATTTATCCAAGTAGTAAAACGTCCGAACCCGTGATGTTCAAAAGCCCACGATGCGTATGCCGTTCCAGCCATTGCATTTTTTAAGACATTAGCATCAATGGTTATGAAGTATGGTTGACCATAAGCTGTAGATGAGCTGGTAGTTACCACTAAATGTCTTAATTGCTCACCTCTGTTTCCGTAAACATTTCCCCATTGGCAGCAGTTTTCAAGGGAAATACCATAAAAGATAGTACCTGATCCTGTATATTGCACACCATCAAAGTAATTTCCGTTAAAATTAAAGTTAATAACGTTACTAGCGACTAAACCATAAAGGTCTGAGTTTTTAAAAGTTGAGTTTCTAACGTTAACGTTTTCACAAAACTTAAGATCAAGTCCAAAGTTTTTATGGTTTTCGGTATTTGTCCCGATAATCTTTACGTTATCTAAAGTAATGTTTTCTAGTAATGTAATATTGCGAAGTGTTGCCGTATTCGATGTCGTGTATAAATCGTTTATCGATTCGTAAAAGGTTACAGTATTACTTGAAACGCTTTTAATTTTCTTTATCTCACCCCTTTTAACGTTACTTGCGGAATACGGATAAAAGTCTTCGCTTGTTAGTTGAACGTAAGACTCTGCTGTAAAAATACTACCATCCGTCACTTCTACGGAATAACTAGACTCAGTAGCGTTAGCTGTTAAAACTGAGCTAGTACCTAGACCATCCCCTACTGCTCTAACACAATATCTATAAGACCCTGTTAATTGAGTAAGATTGGTAAAGTCTAGCGTCATATCTTTAAGGGTAGTGTTACTAGACAGATTTAATGTATTATCTACCCTGTATGTATTTCCACTACCTGTAATAGTCCCTCCAACATCTAATGCCGCTTGTATGGAAGTTGACTGATTACTATTGGATGTTGTTGCCCCGTAGTCTTCAAGGTTAATAACATCGGCAACATTAGTTACCATGCGAGAGTGTGATTTTGTAATAGCCATTGATAGATTATATTAAGGTTTAAGTATTAGAGTTATGATTATAGTTTAACCCTCAACTCTCCAGTAGAAGTTTTATAAAGCTGTCCTGCGGTTAAACTACTAGCTGCTGAATCATCTGCGTAAGTAGGTAAAGCATTTGCTGAAAGCGTACCAAAACTAGCGGTTGCCCATCGTTTTGAAGAAGTCCCTAAATCTTGAGTGTTATCAGCAGCAGGTAGTAAATCACCGCCAGTTGATAAAGTCATTTTATGTTCGTTATCACGACAGTTAAACTGTAATTCAGTTAGACCTGTTGTTCCTGCAAACATTGCTTTTATCGCAGCGTGGACAGTTGATGTGTTGGCTGAATCGTTTTGTTCAAATTCCAAAGCACCGCATTCTTGCCCATCCGTGACTGATGTATCGGTATTAGATAGTCTTAAACTAGGTGGGTTAACGCCAGTACCTAACGAATTTAAATAAGCGACAGATTCGCAATTTGTTTGAGCAAACGGAGACATACCGCCACCGCCTTGAGTAACATGGTTGTTGCTGACTACGACCCTTTTAGCATTAACTGCGCTTATTACGTTTCCTGTGTAATCTCCAGCATCAATAAAGTTATTTTGGATTGTTAGGTAGTTACCTTTAGTTGATGAAGACTCTCCTGTTTTAAAATATAGTATACCAGTAGGTGTTTCACTACCTATGCCCAATATAATATTGTTGCTTACTGTAATGTTATTGAGTGATCCTTCGCCTGATTCTGCTGAACATTTAATCTGAGCGCAAAAGGTACAGTTCCTAAAAATGTTATTGTTAACTACGTGATGGTCGCCTTGTACCAAATCAACAACACCTTGAAGGTTACCTTGTTCTGTTTTGTTGTTTTCAAAGCTGTTATTGATAATCGCAACTGCGTTTGCCTGTATTTTTACTGCCCGTCTAGTAAAGTTTACAATAGTATTGTTTGATATTAACGCTGGCATTGAGTAGTAAGTGCTACTTACGTTATTAATCAATTTAATAGCATCTCCCTCTGTTCCTTTAATATCTTCAATGTAATTGTCAGTTATTAAAACCCTGCTTGATCTATCCGCATTAGCTTCAACTGTAATTCCTGATGTAAACTTAGAAGATGTTTCTGTCCCTAGATTTTCTAGGTTTTCAATAACATTGTCTCTGGCTATTGCTCCACCTGTTTTATCGTCTAAATCAAAGTAAATTGCCCATACGTTATAATCAGTAGAGTCTGCTGCATATAAGTTTTTAATTCTTGAGTCATGGACTACACAATCGTCTGCTTCAACTTTAATAAAAGAACAAATTTTACTGTTACCATCGCAATCCAAACTAATATCTGTTCGATCACCTGTAATACTAAAGGCACGTTTAATGATGGTATTTGCCGTAATCACTCCTTCTCCATAAATGTTTCGATCAGCAACAGTAGAGGTTAAAGGAAAATCACCTGTTGTTTCGCTTGTAGCTTGTATAACGTAAGTACCTTCTGGGAAGTAAACAGCTTTAGCAGTTGTGTTTAGAGCTGCTTGGATTGATGATGTATCGTCTGTTGTTCCATCACCTGTAGCACCAAAGTCTTTAACGTTAACAACGTCCGCAAACCTATCTTTTATTGCTCTTGCTTGAGTGCTTCCTGTTGCTGTCACCTGTACGTTATCTACTGAAGCTACCGAAGCTGCTGCTGTTGCCACAACTGTAATAGAAGAACCATTAGGAGGAGCAGACGTAAAGGTAATATTAGAGGGACCGATAGAATAAGCGGTATCGGGAGTCTGTAATACACCATCAATCGCAACAATATAAGCTTTTGCGTCTGTTGTTTGTGGAGTAAATGAAAGGATATAGTCGGTGACTGTTCCGTTTCCTGTATGTGTAGATTTATAAAAGCCTGTTAGATTAGTACCCGAAAGTCCTACACGTTCGTTTACATAGCTACGTAAAGAAGTATCACCATCATCTACATACTTTTTAGTAGCAGCATCACTATCAGCAACAGGTGTAGCTATATTAGAAATCTTTTTATTACTAGCATCATACGATGTACTATCTCCTACAGTTTCTTTAAAACCTTCAGCACTTGAATCTACACTTTCTTGGTTAAGATACAGGTTATGTAGGTAAGCTTCATCTAGTGGTTCTTCGGTAAGTACCGATCCATCTACAAAGTTTACAAGTGCAGCTTCATTATTGTTTTTACCAGAACTTCTACGAAAAACCCTAACAATAGTACCTTCGGTAACTGCTGTACCAAGTACTACTTCGGAAGGAGTTACTGCTGTATCGATAGTAAAGTAACCATCATTAATATCATATTCAACATCACTAACCTTTACGATAACGTGTGTATCTCTTAGGTAAGGAAAGTTAATATCAAAGCGTTGTGTACCTGTATTGTAAGTAGTTGAAGTAGTTGGCATGATGTTTTATCGATTGAGTTTTAAAAGTGTTTTTAGGACGTTATCTTGTTTTTGGTCTATAAATCTAACTCCATTTGAATCCACAAATCTTTTTCCGTGTTTATTAATGAATTCCTTAAAGGATTCTTTTTCGTAGGTATTAATCGTATCATTAATTAGATTACTTACTGAATCTCCCTGTTCGGATTTAATAGGTAATCTTTTGTATTTATTAGATCTGAGATCCAAAGACAATCGCTTTCGTAAAGTGTTACCTTTGATTTTATATCTTTCTAAATGTTCTAGCCAAGCGTCATAAAGGTCTTTACCTTCGTTGTTTTTAAAATCTCTTGTATCGTATTTAACACCCTCAAAACTTCGGATGTAACGTGTATGCTGCCCGAAGTTATGTTGCATATAAGATAACTGTTGAAGTAGTGGATCGTTTTGTTTCTGACTAATATATATGGGGGATACCAAGCCTATAAAACCTTCTTTGCTTCTACGTCTAGTTATTTTTTCTCCGAATAGGTTCCTATTATAACCTGCTGTACTTCCTCCGTATACTCGCTGTTTTAGTTTAT